CGCTGAAGCGTGTTGAACTGTTGTGATAGCCGCCGCCGTTGCCAGTCAAAGAGTGAGGCACTGCGGAGTTGAAACTGTAATAATTTGCCAGCCAAGAAGTTTGTTCGGCAAGGTTCGGAGACTGAATATCTATTGTGATGCTCACGTTTGGCGCTGTGTAGTGAGTGGCAAGAAGCGCCGTGTTAGATGATGCTGAAGCGGCCGCATCAACGCTTGAAACATAACTACGAACAAACTGGGAAAAATAAGCGCTGCCGCCAATAATGTTGTTAGAAATATCACGAAACTGCATCAAAACATTGCTACTTGTAGCGTTGCTTGTTTCTAAAATAATTCTGTAATTGTCGTAATCGCTTGTGAAAATGTCGCTAATACTTGCAGCGGAAGCATTTGTTGCACCCGTAAATGTGCCGCTAGCAACTTTCCATAGCCCTATTGAGTCCATAGCGGCAGCGGTTAAAACCTCACCCGGGGAAAAATCTGGTACTGGCATAACTAAAATCCTAACTTACTTGTATCCAACACGCCCAAAATAGTGTCATCTAAAACTAAACCGACAACGGCCTCTAATGATGACAAATTAAGCGTGAAACGGGTTTCGGCTGGATCGGCGCTAATAGTCACACCCTCAATAAAACAAGGGTATTGGGTACCGCGCAAAGTAATTAAAACAGACCTTGAACCGTCCAAAGTTTCAACAGCGGCCCTAACAGCAAATTGCGCTGAAGCGCTGGGTTGATTTTCGGCTATGTAACTAATGCTGGAAGGAACGTCCTGAGACACATCTAACGAAGCAAGAACATATGCTGCAAGGTTGCTGGCTTGTGCGGTTGTTTGGTCGTACGAGTTCATTGTGTATGTCGGGCCGTTGACGCCTGCTGTTTGAGCGGCTAAACCTGCTGGCTCTACAATGACTTGCGTAAAGTAGGAGTCTGCCCTAGAACGAAAAACTACGTTTTGGTAGACGACAGATGGTTCGGCTGATGCGACTGTGCCGTCTGTAAAGTTACAAAGCGTGCCAAAAAGGTTAAGGTTGTTGCGCTCTACAAAACCCACAGTAGTAGGGCTAAGCGACACGATACGGCCCTGCTCGGTTTGTACTAATTCGTTCCATGTCTGCAAAGTGTTGACAATTCCCAAAGATTGAGCCGATATTCTCGAAGTGGAACTGGTGCCGTAAAGGTTAGATATTGAAACAGCGGTGCCAGATGAAGCACTAAAACAGCCATTAAAACAACTTGCCCCAGCAGCAAAAGTAGTGTTCTTGAAAGTTCGTCCTGCTAACGCCAATGCGTCATCACCCTGAATTGTCCATGTGTCGATATTGGTAGTAAACCCGTAATCGGCTTTTATGTCGGATATTCTGCCGTTAAAAATGGTGTATAAAATGGGCGTGCCGTAAAACTCGACAATGTCGATTTTAAGGGTGTCGTCAATGTTGAGCCCTGATATTTGACTAATGTCTCGTCCGGTAATTAAAGCCGTACCAGCCTTAAAAGGGTCTTGTACTTGGACGCGTCCAGCGTTTGTAACGAAACTTGTGTATTCGTCAAGTAGGTTGCCGTTGGCTCTAATTTCGTATTTAAGCGCTGGCATTAGCCACTTACCCTTATAGGTACGGAACCATTGCGGAACATATAAGTCCTAAGCGCATCTACAACAGCGTTAGGGTCGCCGCCCTGCACGTTGATAGTAACGTTGTTGCCGCCCATACCGCCCATGCGGTCTAACGGTATGACAGCCTCAGGGCCAGCCTCGCCAATAATGCCAAGGGTCGGACTGGTCACTATGCCGCCATTAGCAAACATAGGCACATGGCCCATAATGTTGCCTAGGTTTAAGTCAAGAAAGCCCAAGTCGCCTGTAGGTATTCCGAGAGCAAACTCGCTTTGCGCGTTCTGTATGCCGCCCACAGTCATACCGGGCGTGTTAATCCGCAACTCGAAAGCCGCTATCGACGCTTGTATGCCTGCTACAAGGCTTTGCCCAGCAAGTACACCTGTCTCGTAGAAACGTGTGGCTGAGTTGCGGCCTACTAGGTCGGCTATGTCTTGTACCTCGGCTACGAGTTCGTTGGCTTTAAGAATGTTGCCAGCACCATTAAGCAGTTCTTCGGCTATGGCAGACCCGGCTTCTACACCTGCGTCTAGCACTTTGGTAAGTGCGCGTTCAGACAAGCCGCCAGCGATAAGCCTGTTGACTAATACGCCGAAGTTTTTTATTTTGGCTGTCTGGTCTGTGAGTCCAGCAATGAAGCCGCCGCCTGTTTCCACGCCAGCGTCGTAGGCATCTCTAAAGTTGATGCTGCTGGTTAGGGTGTCGCTCACAGATTTAGCGAAGTTGTCAAAGGCTGACTGTGCTTCACCTAGTTTGACTTTGGCGCTGTCCAAGGCTGCTGTGAAGTCGCTGCGTATCGAGGCGGTTGCGTCTGCTATTGCTTCTTTGGCGGCTTCTGTGGCTTTGCGTAGTTTCTCTGCGGCCTTTGCCGCGCGGTCTTTGGCGGTTGTATTGGTCTTGGTTTTTTTGGTTTCGTCCTCAATTTTGGTTACAAGTTCTTGCTTGCCCATAAGCAGACGGCGCTGGGCAATGTTTGTAACGTCATACTGGTTACCTACGCCGCGCACGTTCTTGGCTTGGTTGCCTACTACCTTGTTTAGTGTCTCAATGCCTTTAACCAGCGGAAACACGGTCTTAAACAATTTGCCAAAGTTGCTTAGCAGTTTGTTGCTGCCGCCTTCGGCGTCCAGGGCTTTGCTGGCAAGGTCACCTAAAACAGTTATGTAGTCGCTGATTACAGGCAACAGACGGTAGCCCACAGCCTCATAGGTGTTGTCTAGGGCTATTTGCAGTTTTGCCATGCCGCCTTCAGCTGAGGCTGCGGCAGCGTCAGAAGCGCCAGCAAAACGTATAGCAAGGTCTGCCTGTATTGCGTCAAGGTCTTTAGATTTGACCGCTGCTGCGTCCAATGGAATACCTAAACGAGTGAGCGCGCTAACCTGACCAGTTTGGGCTTTAGATAGCGCCAAGGTAACGGACTGCAAATCGCGGCCTGTGGCACTGGAAATATCTAATGCCAAATTAAGCAGGTCTTGGGCTTTAGCCACGTCGCCTGTGGCTCGCACAAGGTTGCCAAGAGCCGGGCGTAGTTCATCATCTGCTACGGCCTTTTGCATTTCCATTTTGCCAATAACATCTTCGACTGCTTTAATCTGGTCGGTGTTAGCGCTGGTGTTGTTGCGTATCGCTAGTTCTAGCTGCTCTTGGGCTTTCTGATCTTCAGCGGCAGCCTTGACTGCTTTGCCTATTTGTACCGCCAGCACACCCATAGCAGCGCCAGCAGGTACAGCGGCGCGCTGCATAATAAAACTGGCCTTCTCGCTGGTTTTTTCCAGACTGCGAAACTCCGCCTGTGCGCGGCGTATTCCCTTGCCGTCAAAATCGCTAATAATTGGTATTTTGATGCTCATAGGAAGCCTTTAAGTTTTGCCCTGTTGTAGTACGCCATAAGGTCTTTGACTACTTTAGCCATTTCGGCTTCTACCTGTTCAGCGTTTTTAGTTGCGGCAGGCCACATAACTCGGCTGGGTGGCCCAAACTTGCCCGTAAGGTTCGCCGCTAGCAAGCTGTTGTTTTTACGGCCTGCCATGTCAAAAATTGCGTTAGCGCCGCCAGCCCACGACACATAAAACGCCGCCAAGTCTCGCGTTACGCCATTAAACTCGGACGGTTTTTTAGTGCTGGTTTTGGTCTTGACATATTTACGCCCGGTCTGTCCGTCCCAAGGAAAGATTTGCGCGCCTGACGTTTTACTATTCCATGATCTGTCCATGCCAGATAGCGCCGTGTTAGGTATTGCAGCCTTAGCGTCTGTGACGATTGGTTTCATAATGTTGCGCGCGTTGCGTCGCAATTCGTTGCTTAGTTCCTTGTCAACTTTGCTAAGGGCTTTCATGGCTTCTTTAACGCCGACAACCTGAACATTGAGCGAGGCAGTCATTAGCGCTGTTTGCGCTGTTCGTTGATTATTTTTACGACTGTTGCCATATCGGCGGCCTCAAATGTGATGTTATGGGGCCAATACCCGGTCGCGACCAGCACTTCTGCTAGGCCTCGGGAGTTTGTACCCCTTGGGTAGGGTTTGCTGGTTCTTCGCTAACTACTTCGATAGACACAGTGCGCTTAATAAAATCATCAAACGCGACAGGCACGACTACGCCGTGTAGTTTGCAGGACTCGTAAGCAAGAAACAGTAAATCCTCGTAGCCAATGCCGTTAGCCATATCTGACGCTTTGCGCTTGTACTTGCGTTCGTATTGCACGATCACATAAAGGTTGGTGGTTACCTCTACGGGGCCGTCACCTTGGTCGATTGCCAGTGTTAGTTGCATGTTGTTTCCTTTGTGCTGGTGTTAAAGATTGTTTATGGGCCAGCAGTTACTACTGCAAAGTCTCCACCAACAAACGTAATGTCGACGGTGCTTAATTCACCCATTGTTGAGTTGATGACAGGAAGTTCGGAAAGGAAGCCGCCAGTTAAAACAAAATTGGGGGCTGTGGGAGAGGGTGTACCAGTCGCTGTTTTAATCTCAACATTGGTAGCAGTGCCCACAAGTGCTGCAAGTGTTGCGTAGGTCTCGGAAGATGCGTAGGACATGTACAAAGACAATGTTACTTCGTGATTGCCAAGGCCTTTTACAAAGTTGCGCGCGGTGTCACCAAACGAGGTGGCTTCCAAACTGTCGAAGCGGTGCGTAAAGGTTGCCGCTGTGCATTGGTCGGTGAGGTCTACTGAGTTGACTGTCACTACTGGGTTTGAGAGGTATGTGCTGGTGGCCATGAGGGTTACTCCTTGTTTGGTTCGATTTTATCATCTTTAGATGATGCTGGTTTCGCTTTTACAGTTTTAACTATAAATCCGCCCAATAGCAAGGCTTCCACATTGGTGCCTTCTGCTGGGGTGTATTCTTCGCCGGGTGTGCCGACTCTGGGGCTAACGATTGTGTACATAAGTTCCTTACGCTGTTTGAGCTTGCATGGATATTAGCAAATCGTAGGCTGGGTATTCCGCGCCACCAATAGAAACAATGACGGGCGAGCCTGATTTCACTGCGACGTTTTTAGCCAGCAGTAAAGCCATGATGCGGAATATGTCGCGCAAGGCGTCAAGGTTGCCGGGGCCGCTGCCAATAATTTTGACTGGGAAGTCCAGCCGAACAATGTTGTAGTTCCATGCGTCAAAGGTTGGTGCGTCAATAAACACGCACGACGTTGTGATCTGGCGTGGGTCTATTGCTACTGGCAAGCCTGTGATGGTCTTGAGCGTTGTTGAGAGGTCGTCTAGCGCCTCGTTGAACAGGTCGGTGTATGTCACGGTCGGCCCACCGGGGCCGGGGCCTGTGCCGCCACCCGGGCCACTGCCACCGCCGCCACTCATGCGACCTGTGGGCGGTTAATGCCCAACAGTTGTAGCACCATTGGTGTTATGCCGTTAGCTGGTGGTGTACCCATGCCGTCAAACGAGGCCAGGCTGGTGTATGAGCCTTGCTGGCGGAAGTACGCCGCGCCGATCATAATTGTCCCGAGGGTGACGTCGCCACCCGGGCTGGTTGTCAGGCTGTCCTGTAAATAGCCAGCCTCGTAACGCCTACGAAACGCAAAAGCGTTAGCAGCTGCCGCGCATTGCACAAGCAGCGCTGCCGCATTAGTGCTGGTCAACGGAATATCAAGGTAGGTGGCTATTTGAGTGTTCGTAATCCATGTGCAGGTCTGTGTCCAAGTAATAGTGCCTTGAACATCAAACGTGTACGGGAAGTCATCGCCAACATCTTCTACTAAGTATTGGTTTGCGCGTGGAAGTTCAGGATTAAATGCCCATTCTCCGCCGTAGCCAGATGTACCGACATATTCGTACTGGGGGCAGAGCAACACTGTGTAAGTGCCGTCAAAGCCGTTACCTACGCCTGCAATGGTTATGGTTTGCCCGGGCTGTATGTCTGTGTCCGTTAGCGACTGGACAACTGAGTAGCCGTCCAGCCGCATTGCGGAAATAATGTTAAACACCGCCATAGCGGTTGCCGCCTCTCAGGTTTTAGACTGCGGGCCCGAGCGCCCAGCAGGCGTTTTCCTGCATGATTGCACTGGCAAAATAGCCCCTGAAACTTAGCTGGCGACCCAAGGTTGAGGGTACCTCTACGGAAACACTGCCCTTTTGGTTCTCAAAGCACTCCATAAAACGAGCGTTTGCAAGGAACAAGTAGTCCTCTGCATCGTTGCCTTGTACTGACTGGTCTTTAACTTGATTAGATACAACCAACTGCAAACCAAGTGGGTTACCGTTCCACTGTGTAACGCCACCGGGCAAAGTGCCAATGCCGTTAATAGGCGCGGTCTGTGGGAATACCGGACGACCCTGCTGATCGACAAGCGACCCCAATTTCGCCCATGATTTTGGACTTACAATAAGGTGGGTTGGCAGGTAGTTGCCAACGCTTGCGATTGCTGCGGCAACGCCGTAGAGGTCTGCGACGACTTCTTCTGCATCGGTCAAATCGGTTACTTCACGATTGTTTGAGTCGATGTTTGCAGCCATTGTTGAAACGGCCGAGTATTCGGTTGCGAGAGCGTACTGTCCTGCGAGGTCTTGCAATACTGCGGTGAGCATTGAGGGATCACTCCAGTCAATTACCTGTTCGGAGAGCAACACGGTGCCGCCGAATGTGCCTTTTGTGACCTGCACTTCTTCAATTTCGAGTGTGCGAGTAGCAAGGCCAAGCAATTCGGTATTTTGCTGCTCTACTAAAACGTGCTGAGCAATGCGAGGGCGAATAAATACTTTGCCGAGTGCTGGCATTGAGCGAGCCCCAAGTGCGCTGACGAGAGGCCTAAGAGGGTTAATGTCATCGTAGAGAGGCTGTACGATTGGCTCTGGCACCACTGAGTCGCTAACGATGATGTCTCCAGCAGTTGCGCGGATGTTTGCGTTGAGCTGTGCAAACTCTGCACCGCCTACGGTCATTGCTGCAATGTATTCGCCGGGGCTTGGCAAACGGAACTGGCGCGTTGGCATAGCAAACAGCGGCGTTGGTGTTGCTGCTTCTACGACTGAATTGGTTTCTACTGCATCCACGATTTGAGTCTCCTTGACTTGGGGTTCTGTGGGGTCTGTGTCGGGTTCTGTATCGGGTTCTGGTTCGGATGATAACACATTTTCTTCTGCTTGGGCTAAAACTTGCGTTATTTGAGAGCCTGCAAACGCTGGGGTAGGCACCAGCGATATTTCTTCCCAAGTAGCCTCGGACACGATCATGCGGCCTTGTGCGTCAATGGTGGACTTAGTTGGATTGACACCTACAGACACCGCATAAGCGCCCATGCCAGCAAGTTCTAAGGCGTCATCTGCCATAGAAGTGCGAGCCAGTTTTAACGATGCCAGCATGGCTTCGGGCGTATCTACGGTGTCGGCAATTACGCCTACAACCATTTGAGGGTTGTGAAACATAAACACACGAGGCGCTCGATCAAACTTTAACGACCCCGGCAAGAACGACACCTCAGTGCCGTCGCTTACAGTCGCAAATACGTTATACGGCACCGCAATAGCGTCTATTTGGCGCAGGCTTTCGCCTTCTTGCGCTTTGACGATTACTTCATCGCTGGTAAATCTGATCATGCTCGGTTTTCTCCTGTTTCGGTAATTGTTACATCTTCGCGCATTGTTTCTGCGTCGTTTAGTTCGCCTAGGTATTCGTCTGTGTCAAATTCTACATAAGTGCCGTTTGGCAGCACTTGGTTACTTGAAAGGGTCGACGCGATGCACTCAGCCCATAGTTTCGTGCCGTAGAGGAATGTGTCGATACGAGACTCGCGGCTGTTTGTGTATGCGTAAGAGCCTGTCGGGATACCCAATAGATACGGGGGTAATTGGCTAATTTGTGCCATTTGCAAAGCCGAGAACTGGGCAGACTCAATAAGCAACATGCGATCAGGTGTTGCCGTTGTGGCTTCGTACGAAAGAAACTCGTTAAGCGCTGCGGTTTGGTTAGTGCGTCGAGCTGCGTTGAATTGCGCCGACAGGTCTGCTAATTCTTGCGCTGACAAGGGTTCGCCGCCAGTCTGTTTAAGGATGCCAGACGGTATTGACGTTTCCGCATTGCGAGCGCGTGAGGCTTCCACTTTGAGGGCTGTGCCAATGGTTTCGCGGTTGGAATACACAATGCCTTCGACTGGGCTAATAAACTGCACGACGTTCATTGGGTCGATTTCTAAACCGTTGAACTCAAGTTCTTGTGCTGGGGCAAACCAAATGTCCTGAGGCATTTTGCTGCTGCTAACCATTGCTGCTGGCAGACGACTAAACGATGCCGGGAAGCCGTCTGCTGTTCTGCTGGAAATAAACCAGAAGCTCCTACCCCAGAAGAAAAGGTCGTCAAATGTCCACGCCATAAGGGTTTCGTAGGACAAGGCTGGGTCTGGTCGGCGTAGCCATGAGCGCGGCGCTAAGTATTCGTCGTCCATTTTGCGGTCTGTTTCGTTCCAGATTTCGCGATACATCTTTAGGGGCATTGCAGCAATAATGCTCGCGTGGATTGTGCGCGCCCTAGCAATGGCAGGCACGCGCATAGCCATATCGCGCAAAGCGCCCTGCTCGTAAGTATAAAATTGACCTATAAGAGATGAGCCAGCGTTGCTTGAACTGTAAGAGCCACCTACCGCGCCAGCCTGAACTTTGGCAGCCTCGGAAACGCTTAGTTGTGCTTTTGGTTTTGGTTTAGCAAATAAAGCCATTTTCTACCTTCGATTTGTGGCCTGTTACCTATCCCGACAACGGGCAACAGACCTGACTACACAATACGGTACTACATCACCACAAGCATGGGTTTTTGTTTATTTTGTGGACGGCTTACAGCCGAGACTGCCCAGATCATGCACCGCGCCGCCTCGATAGGCCCGGGTGATTTCTGGCTACTGAGGACAGCGCCTTGGGCGGTACGCACCAACACGGCCCTGCCACAATGCTCGGCAAGTGTCTGGTTGCCGTCGTGCCTGACTTTATCTTCCATAATCATTGACCTGACGAGCGCGGTGTACCGCAACAGTTCGGCGTAGCCCGTCAGCTGGTAACGCCGTTTTAGGTTTACGGGTAGATGGATTTCTAGCGTTGGCGTGACCAATAGCAGGGTGCTGGGTTCGGTCATAATGCGCTGCACGTTGTCCCACATCTGAGTTTCGGAGTCCACAACAAATTCGACGGTAGTGAACACTTGGTGATTAACGGATACAGCCCTGACACCCACATAACGGGCTTCATCTACGGACGAGTCAATAGCCAAAATGCCACCAAGCGGTAGGTCTTGGGTTGTTTTGCATTTATCCCACGCACCAGCGTCGAGCCATGCGCCCCTGCTGGCCACCCATTGGTTGAGGTGTGCGCGGTTGAAAGA